ATGCCCGATCGAGTCAGAGATAGCACTTTTCGTGGCAGCATCGGCGGCTACAGCGTTGTGCTTACCGTCGCCCAAGACGAGTCCGGCTTCTTCGCGTGCACAGTCGAGATCGATGGTCTGCCAGTGCTCATCCGGCCGCGTCGGCTCGACCGGGTGACGGAAAAGGGCGACGCCATGCAGCTCGGGCTTGCTGCCGTGGAGGCCTACATCGAGGGCTTGCCGCGCAAGTCCTGACAAGGCGGTCATGGTGCGCGCTGCAGCACCCGTTTCTCTGACGAGGTGCGTCAGGCAGCCTTCGACGGTGTGACCGGCGGGTTCGTTCACCAGGTGCTGGACAGTCATCGGGCACCGCCATTGGCATGGCCCATAACCCTCAGGGCCGCATCCATGTGGCCGGCGGCCAAGTGGTGTAGGGCAAGGGCGCGAGCCTCCCACAGCCGTACGGTCCTACCGCACGCCTGTGCCAAATCGACGCACGAATGCGATGTCAACGGGGAGGCCTCCGTCTGGATGCTGAATGGCTCCGGTGCTGCTAGTGCGACCTCAGTGAGGTCTGCACTTCGGTCCTCACACCCCGCGTTGTAGGCTTCAGGCACCCCTAACGGAGCTTCCCAATGAGCCCTATCCAAAACAGCGAACTCGTGACTCGCACCGGTGAAGTCGCCGGCGCCCAGTACATCATCAGCCTCAGGGTCGGGACTGACGGTGATACCAGGATTGAGGCAATCGTCGCAGTCGTTGGCGGCCGTGAGCTGCGCGCGCCCGGCTCCGGCAGCGTCTTTGATTCCGAAGAGGCCGCGATGACCGAAGCGATCAAGACAGTCGAGGGTCTTGCCGAGAGTGACGAACTGCGCTCCGATGTGGCTGGCGTCAAGCCGACCGGAGGACATCTCGCCGGTCGATAGACCTATGCGAGGGCTGAGAAACCCTGTTTCTTGCTTGGGGTTGCGCCCGCGTTTCACGAGCGTTTCTCAGGGTGCGCACGGCCGTGGTCGTCGATCAGCTTCTGGACCTGGTCCTGGAGCGTTGCCGCGTGGTCACAGAAGTTCGGCACCATCGTGGTGGCCAGGATGTGCAGGTGGTTACGGACGGCCAGCAGTTCGACGAGAGGGAAGGCCGCCGGCTGGGCCAGCTGCACGGTGCCGCCGGGTTTCACAGTGGACAGCGTCGCCGGGACCGCAAACTGCAGCGCTTGGGCGACGACGGCGCGCCCGGCGTCCGTTAGGTCGAACTCGTTGTTCTCGTCGCCCTCCTGCAACCAGCCTCGCTCCTGCAGGTCCAGCAGCTCGGGCAGGTTAAGGGTGGTTTTGCCCGTCCAGCCGAACTGTGTGTCGCACACGATCAGGGTCCGGACGGCATCTTCTGGGGTGATGGTGCTGCTCTCGATGGTCATGCCAAGGTTTCCTTGTCGTACTGGTCAAGTCGCTGGAGTAGATAGGCGATTTCCCTCAGCCACTTGTGTTCATCCGTGTGCCCGATCTGCCTGGTAGCGAGAAATCGGCTGAACGCCTCGAGTAGGGGACGGAAAAGCGCAGGGTCGAATGGAAGGGCGTCGCGGCTGTCGGGCGTCGGTTCGGGCGGTTCGCAGGACGGGCTGCTCCAGACGTAGAGGTCACCGCAGTCCCGGCACCGCGAGCCATGGAACCGGTGTTGCTTTACCGGTTTCGTAGGCTTTGGGTGTAGATAGAGCGCGCGAACTTCTAATCCACGGCGCCGACCGTGGATTACGTCAATGTCGCTGGCCAAGGTCCAGGGACCGGTGCCCGACTGGGCGCGGCACTCGTATCGCACCGGCTTCTGGACGCCATAAAGCTCGATCTTGAGGCCGCGCCCGAACACGCCAGCCGTCGGGCCCGGTACTGGCACGTCGTCGTGGCCGGCGCGCAGCAGGGCGCGGATGATCCCGGGCGCTGTAGTGGGAAGGACCGCGGTTTGAATCACTGCTGCGGTCCCAGCGACTTGACCTGCTCCAGCATCCGCTCGAAGTGCGCTGCCTGCTTGCGTTCGATCCAGGCTGCGGCCGCTGCGACCGCTGTCGCCGCGCCGACGAGGACCCCCAACAGGAATGCGACCGCGTTCATGCGGCGTCGCCGCCGTTGGCCCTGGCTGCACGAGCCAAGTCACGCGTCATGTCGGACACTGCCCGCCCGGCGCTTTTGAGGCCGTCCAGCACCTCGCGGCGCGCCAGTGCCGCGGCGCGTGCGATGTGGTGAGGACGGTAGCCCATGCGCTTCGCCGCGATGGCCACGGCCAAGCCGGCGCCGTTGGCGCGTGCGGCGGTGTTGGTAGGGAACTGGAGGATGGTGGCGCTCATGCGTTGCTCTCCGGGATGCTGCTACCACTTTCGAAACTGTTCTTGGTCCCTTGGACCAGAGAGATTCGTGCAGCCGCAAGAACCTGGGCCGCGTGGGCGACTTCTTCAGAAATCTCCATTGTTTCGATGCAGAGAGTTACGGCGTGGTTGATGCTGGTCCCAAGGATCGACGCGATCTCCTCAACCTTTTCCAAGTTCTGAGCACTCAGGCGAATGCTGAACTGGATGGTCTTGGGTCTGTCGCTCCTGGGCCTGCCGGGTTTACGAGCTCCAATGCTCATTGCAGATCCCTCTCCGCGGCGACGGCCTGCTCGGCGACGAAAGCCGCCAAGACGAACTCAATCTGAGCGGTCACGCTCCGGTTGTTCTTTTCGGCTAGCTGCTTGAGCGCAGCCAGCAGCGAGTCGTCCAGACGGATCTTGAAGTGAGCTTTGCCGTCACCGGCATCAGTTGCTGGCATGGCAAGACCCTCAAAAGTGCTGATCAGACGGGAGATCATTTCGGCGTTCACAGAGCGCCGGTTTTCCTTGGCTGCAGCGCGCAGAGCGTCCATCAGCTCGTTCGGCGCTCTGAGCTGGGTTGCGGTGAAGTCCTTGCGGTGGTTGACGAGGACGCGGCTCATGCCACCACCTGCACCAGGTCGGCGTTGCCGAGGAGTAGCTGCGGGGATCGCAGGCCGACCCTGAGGCCCTTGCGGCGCAGCTCAAGCGCTGCGCTGGACCCCTGCATGCACAGCGAGGTCCAAGCGGCCGGGTCCAGGTGCAACAGGTCGCGGCCGCCAACGCTGATGACAACGGCGTCGTTGCTGTGGTCAGCCGTTGCGATGACCGGGCCGGAGATGCTCTCTGCGCCGTCCGCTACAAGGGCCAGAAGGTCCTTGCCGATGCGCTGGGCTTCTCCCTTGTCCAGGGAGAGCGTGACGTCGCCTATCTTCAGGACGACGCTGTTGTTCTGCGGGCGCGCTTCCACGGCGACGTGGGCGCGGGCGCTGACGGTGAGGTGCGGCATGGAAGCTCTCCGGGGCCCCGGCCCTGATGGGCTGCTACTGGGGTGACGGACGTAGATTAGGAGTGGCTAATTCAACTGTCAATAGGAGAGGCTAATATTTCTCCGCGGCAGTAGCTGCCTCATAACACGCGTGTTAGTGTCCGCAACACTGAACAGGGAGAGAGAAATGCTTGGACGCTTGGTTGTCGTAGGAATGATTGCCGCCGTAGCCGGCTGTTCCACCACTCCGTTGGAGCCGAGCAGTGCTCGCGCCGTGCCAGAGGAACGAATCTACAAGGCAGACTTACTTTCACCGAGCACCGACCGGACGGCCAAGATCGTGGTGAACCGGGATCAAGGGATCAAAGGATCTGCCTGTAGCTACGTGATCTCGCTGGACAAAATGAAGGTCGTAGCCATTCGAACGAGCGAGAGCTTTACGATGCACGTAACGCCGGGCTCCCACTTCTTGACCCTGGAGACGACCGGCGGCCTCTGTGGAAGCACGACCGGGTCCCAAAATATACTCATCGCGGCTGGGGAGAAGCAGGTTTATCGCGCGATTCAGCCAAGTGCCGGCGAAGCCCACCTCGCTCGCGTCGAATAGGGCATCGTTGCCCAGGAGAACCTAGTTCTGTGGCAACGATTTAGAATCTGCGAAGTCCTGCGTGCATGAGAGCTTTACCGAGGACGACGACCTCGTCTTCCTGGGATCGGTACGTCGGGAAGTCGGGGTTAATGCTGCAAACGTACAGACCATCGCCCCGACGCTGCAGCATCTTGATTTGGGTCTCCCCGCCGACGTTGATCAGGTAGAAGTCGTCGCCATCGAAATAATTGCAGGCGGTGTCGATCCAGATTATGTCGCCGTCTTCGAGCTTGGGACGCATCGAGGGACCGCGTCCGGTGATTAGTTGCAGACGGCCAGGCTTCGGCAGAAATCCGAGCTTCTTGCGTACTTCCCATTCGGCAACCTCGATGGTTCGCACGACTTCCGGGTAGTCCTGATTCACCACACCAATTCCCATCCCGGCCGCTCCTTCGAACAAATCGAAGCGAACATACCCGGGAGGGGTCTCAGTCTCTAAGACCGGTGAGATGACTTGGTCTGGTTGGGGCTCCTGTACTCCGATCCCCCTTTTCGACTCCATGGGTCCTTTGCCGGTAGCTAGCCAACTCTCGTCAACGCCCAAGGCTTTGGCAGCGGCCAAGAGATTCTCCCCACGGAGGAATTTTGCCTTCCCCGTGAACCATCCGTTGACACTCGGAGGGCTGATCCCTACGCGACGGGCGAGCTCGGCCTTTGTGAGCTTGGCCCGAGCGATTGCGATGGTGAGCCGTTCGGCGAGTGTAGTCATTAGGTAAGGCTAACTGCGATTGGATTAGGACTGGCTATTGACTCGCATGTTAGCTAGTCCTAATCTAGCCGCATGGACAAGCCAACTGACTCCGAGATCATCGACCGCTTGGGGGGCACCACCGAGGTTGCCCGCATTTGCCAGATCAAGCCTCCATCCGTGAGTGAGTGGAGGGCTACTGGCATTCCGCCCGCACGTCGCCAGTACTTGGCGCTTCTGCGCCCAGATGCATTCGGGATCGATGGAGGAAGCGAACGGATAGTGATCAGCCCATTGGTCGACAGCCGTATGAGCAAGCGCGCGCTGCGCGCCCGGCTGGGCCTGAGTAGCGATGCCCACTTGGCCAAGGTGCTGCAACTGCCAGCGGCTGAAGTAGAGGCGTGGCCGGACGAGCAGGGCGTTCCGGCGCTGCCGCAGGTGCTGAAGTTGCTCGGAGTCGTCCAAGCGCCAGTGGTAGCGCCAGCAGTGCCCGAAGACCCAGACGCCGGCAGGATCATCGACGTGGAGGCGGCCTGATGGGTCAGATTCGCCTGAGTCGCTCGCCAGTGGCGACGACTTCGAATCCATCGCCTTTGACGTTGACGGTGCTGCCGTCCCCGAGGAAGTGGCGCGTCGCGCCCTCGATGCAGCTGGACCCATCCAGGTCTGACGTATCGATCTGCGAGCGGTGCCTGATGACCACCACGATGCGGCCGTCTGCGCCGCGCGTCCTGATGCGTTCCATACCCATGGAGATCCCCAATGGTTGAGCTGACCCCCGATCAAGTGCGGGAGTATCCCCCGTCCCGTATCAAGGCCTGTGCCCATCAGGACGAGATCAGTGCGGAGGATATCGCATTGCTCTTCAATGGTGCGCTTGCCGCTGCGCGTCCGCTCCAAGCTCAAGAGAGGTTCGGCTGAAATGCGTGCTCTGTCCGACAAGTGGAACCCGCGGCTGTGGCTCCGGGACTGGATTAACCGGCCTTCGCTGCAAGAATTGGGTGCTCGGGCTGAAGGTGAACGAGTCAGCAAAGAGTTCTTCGAAGAGCTTACGAAACACTCCCTTCGAGCAAAGAGCGTCAATCCTGGCCCAGCACATTCCGAGCGTAGCTCAACCATCCGTCCGCCTGCGGCCCCATCTTCTCGTCCGCAAGTTTGCCGACCGGCCCGTCCGCAGCCCGCTGCGCGCTCACTGATCGAACGAGAGCGATGTTCTGCTCGATCTGCTCCAGCAATTCCTCCGGGCGTGGATGCGTCTTGATTGACGCCATCAGCACAGCGTCCATCACTTGGACCTGTGCGAACAAGCTCAAGAACGTCGGATCCTCGATCAGTTCCATGTCGCCCTCCGTGCGGGCTGAGTAGCTGGCGCCGCCAGCGTAGCGCAAGAAGGGCGACGCCCTCGATCCCTGAGTTGAATTCGTCCATGGCGCCCATCCTGCGCCGCCCTAGTGACTCCGTATCCATTCGAGTAGCGATCCCATGAATGTCACCGATGCCGCCTACGACACGGTCCACCAGCACCCCGGTGGCAGTGAGGCCCTTGCCCCCAGGCTGGGCATTTCAGCCGCTGTGCTCCGCGGCAAGGTCAACCCGAACAGCGACCGGAACCTGCTGAGCCTCCAGGAAGCGGACGCGCTGATGGCGCGCACGGGGGACTTCCGCATCCTCCACGCTCTGTGCGCACAGCATGGGTTTGTCGCCCAAAAGACCGATGCGCCTGAATCGGGATCGCTGATCGGTGCTTTGCTCATGGCCGCAGCGGCTAAGGGTGACTTGGCGGAACTGATCTCCGCGGCCATGGACGACGGGCGTATTTCGCCCAACGAGTCCGACGCGATCGCGCGGGCTTGCGCACAAGTTATGGCGGCCCTTGTGCAGGTCAGCCAGCACGCTGAGGCAGCGGCAGAGCGGGGCACCCGATGACCGCGCTCCGGCACGCTGCACGCAGCAGCGATATCTGCACCAGCCACGAGGCTGCTGCGTTTGTGGTCACCAGCGGCATCCAGAAGGACCAGCAAGCCCAAGCCGTCGCGGCTGTGAAGCGGCATCCGGGCATGACCAGCATGCAGCTGTCGCGCGCTGCGGGATTGGACCGCTACATGCTCGGCCGCCGCTTGCCGGAGCTGCTGAAGGCCGAGCTGGTCTGGCGCGGCCCGAATGTGCCGTGCCCGGTCAGCGGCCGCAGTGCATGCACCTGGTGGCCGGTGGCTCCGGGCGTCAATCTGGAACTGGCGGTCTAATCCATGTCGACAATCATCATGTCGCAGTGCTGGCCGCTCCAGCAGCTGAGCGTCACCCAGAAGGCGGTACTGATCTCGCTGGCCGACCAGGCCAACGACGACGGCGTGTGCTGGCCGGCCATTGCCACGATCGGCAAGCGCTGCTGCATGTCGGCGCGCGCTGTTCGCAGCGCCATGGACCATCTGGAACTGGTCGGCCTGCTGTCGCGCGAGCGCCGGTTCAACAGCAGCAACGTGTACTTGGTGACTCCCGACAAGTTTGATGCCGCAGCCGCCTTACCGAAGGGCAAGCGGAAGTCGGCAAAGTCAGGGGATGCACCGGGCGCAGGGGATGCGCCCCGTGCAGGGGGTGCGCCCGATGCAGTAGGGGGTGCGCCCCGTGCAGGAGGGGGTGCAGCGGGCGCAGCTCTGGAGGTGCGCCCCGTGCCGCCTAACCGTCATATAACCATCAATGAACCGTCAGATGAACCGTCATTTCCGGCGGGCCTGTCGGCGCCGCCGGCGAAGCGTGATTCGGAAACCGAACTGCAGGCGGCCTGCCGCGCAACCTGGGCGGCCTACGCCAAGGCCTACGCCTTCCGGCACGGTGCGGCGCCGGTGCGTAACGCGAAGGTCAACGCCAACGTGAAGCAGCTGGTCCAGCGCTTGGGCCACTCGGAGGCGCCGTTGGTGGCCGCCTGGTTCTTGTCGGTGAACGAGCGCTACGTTGTCCAGAGCTTTCACGACCTCGGGTCGTTGCTCGCCAAGTGCGAGGCGTACCGCACGCAGTGGGCCACTGGGCGGCAGATGACGCAGACCAGCGCCATGCAACAGGACCAGACCCAAGGCAATGCGAGCACCGCTGATGAGGCCAAGGCAATGCTGCGCCAGATGAGGGGGCAGGCCAATGCTCACTGACGTCGAGCAGGAACGGTTGGTAGATCTGCTGGTGGGCACCGCCGAGGTGATTGGCGACCAGCTCCGCACCTCGGCGGCAGTTTTCATGGTGGCTGACCTCGCTGCCTACCCGCTGCCGCTGCTTGAGCGCGCGCTGTCCGCCTGCCGTCGGGAGCTGAAGGGGAAGCTGTCGCTGGCCGCGATCCTCGAGCGGATCGATGACGGTCACCCCAGCCCGAACGAGGCCTGGGCCATTGCGATGCGTGCCGCCGACGAGCGGTCCACGGTCGTATGGACGGAGCAGACCCGCGACGCCTGGAGCAAGGCACTGCCGCTGGTTGAAGCGGGCGACATCATCGCGGCGCGGCCGGCCTTCCTCGAGGTCTACACCCGCTTGGTGAAGGACGCGCGCGCTGCCCAGCAGACGGCCACCCATCAGATCTCGCTCGGAGCCGATTCCTCTGCCCGCGACGGGGTGCTGCAGCAGGCTGTTGCCGCCGGGCAGCTGGTGCACGAACAGGTTGCCGAGTTCCTGGCGCTGCCGAGCACGACTCCGGCGTTCAACCCGGTAGCACTGCTGGCCGGCAGGGTGGAAGCATCTCCCGAAGCCGACGCACGCACCCGCGCCCGCCTCGCCGAACTGGCCGAGCTGCTGGGGTGCGATCCGAAGGAGCAGGCGGCATGAACACGAACTCGAACCAGCTCGTGTTCGACGTGCGTCCGGCGAGCGAGCCGGTGGCCGTGGAGGGTTGGTATCTCGCCTACGGCTACGGGATGAAGCCGCTGGTGCTGTACGCGCGGCGCGGCCTGACGATCTGGCGCGACGGTATGCGGCATATCCCGGTGACCAGGTACGTCGGCCCTCTTCCGGAGCTCCGCTGATGCGCTCGGACAACAACCAGCTGGATATCTTCAAGCATGATCCGCGCCTGCAAGGGCCGGCGCTCAGGAAGTTGGCCAAGGCCTACCGTGAATCGGCCGATGAGGCGCTCAAGCAGCGCCAGTTCACGGTCGCCATTCGGCAGGAGCGTCACGACCACTACATGGGCGAGGCGAAGCGTTTGGAGGCCGAGGCCCGCCGATGCAACCAATCTCCGCGCCGCCGGCGCAGCATTTCGCAATCCAAGGGAGCCACTACGTCGTGAGTGAGTCCGAACAACCGTCGCTACAGCCGTCGAACCTGCTCCCGAATGAGCTGGCGGCCGACCATCCGGTGCGTGGCTACTGGCTTCTGACGGGGCAGTACCGCGACAGCCGCACCGCAGCCGGCACACCCATGCTGAAGCCGGTCTACCGGTGGGTGCCCAGCTGCATGTGCGCTCAGTGCTTGCCCGCGCTCAAGCGCGTGCTGTGGGGGGTCTTCGAAATGATCCTGTGCCCGGTGTGCGGCAACAAGCGCTGCCCGCACGCGAATGACCACCGCAACGCGTGCACCGCCTCGAACGCGCCGGGCCAAGCGGGGAGTCGCTACTGATGGACTTCAAAGCCTTCAGCATCAGCAGCAAGTTCGCCGCCGACATCAACGCCGGGTACTCGGCCTGTCTGGCTGGCAAGCGCCTTAGCGACAACCCGCATATCCACTGGATTACATTGGAGACGGAAGACGGTGCCCACCGCAAGGCTGGGCCGCTCAACGACAAGGCGCAGGCATGGCAGCACGGCTGGCGCCAGGCCGACGATGACGAGAAGGGCAGGGGAGGCGCGCGCTGATGTGGTCGAACGCGCCGCGCCCCACCGCCGCCGAGGGCGCACGCATTGAGGCGTCCAAGGTCGGGCCGTGCATGGCATGCCTTTCGCTGGTCACCCAGGAGCTGCTGGAGCCGGGACTTGTCGTCTACGGCTGCGACTACAACCACGCCAAGAGCGGGAACGTCCGGCGCGGGCATGCCTTCGGGTTCGCCCTTTGCACCTGGCACCACCGGCGCCACCCGATCGGTGGCAACACCTTCGCGACGATGCGCGAGATCTACGGCCCGAGCCTGCTGGATGGCTCTCGGGTCTTCCACGAAACGTACGGCACCGACGACGAGCTGATCGCACAGCAGACGTTGGTCAATGAACTGAGGGAAGCGGCATGACCAGGGTATACGGAGAAAGGGCGACGGAACTGCGCAAGGTGTTCGAAGCCGCGCCGGGACAGCAGCTGACGCGCCAGTCGCTCTACGAGCGCATGGGCGCCACAGAGGTCGGCAAGGCCGACGAGCGGCGCAACATCCGGAACACCTTGCCGGCGCTGGTGCGCTGTGGATTCGTCGCGAAGGAGGGGCTAGGCAGCGCAGCTACCTACCAGGGCACCGGTAAAGCGAAGAGGGCGCCTAAGGCCCCGGAGGAGCTGGCGGATACGAAGCGGCAACGGAACGCCCAGCGGACGGCCACGACCGCGGTCAGGACGCGCGCTGCCCGCGTGGCGCAGCAGGCTGCCAACACACCGGCCCCAGCCAAGGTCGAGGCGCTTCATTCCGGCGAGACCGTGGACCAGTTCCTGGCGCGCGGCGGCCGAGTGCAGCGCCTGACGGCCCACTGGGAGCAGGCAGCATGACTCACGGCGAGCTGGTGAAGGCTGCTGGGAAGTGGCTGCGAGGCACTGCCGGATGTTCCGTGGTCCTCGAGGAGCTGTGCGCGGCCACTGGAAACGGCGAGAACCCCGACGCAATCGGGTGGCACTGTGGCAGAACCATGCTCATTGAGTGCAAGGCGAGCCGCTCCGACTTCCTGGCTGACCGGAAGAAGCCCTTCCGTGCGGACCCGACGCGCGGGCTCGGTCTGTATCGCTACTTCATGGCACCGAAAGGCCTCCTTCGCCCCGAGGAAATACCGGAACGCTGGGGCTTGTTGGAGGTGGCGGGGCGCCGGGTATTCCGCGCCAAGGGACATGAGCCTGGTCAAGGCTACTGGCAGAGGGAGGACCCTTGGTGCTTCTCCGCGAGGTTTGCTGAGGGCGAGGTGCAAATGCTGCTGTCCGCTATGCAGCGGATCAAGGTGCGAGTCGGCCCGACGGAGTTCCATTCGATGCTCCACCAGCGGCTCATGCAGCAGCCCATCGATCCGTCCGTCCGACAAGCGGCGCTGGCAAGCTGGGGTGGGGCGTCCAATGGCTGAACGCGCGCTGGAACTGGTACTGCCTTGGCCCCACAAAGACCTGTCCCCGAACGCGCGTCCCAAATGGCGCGACAAGGCTAGAGCTGTGAAGAACGCAAGGCATACAGCCATGTTGCTCGGCCTCAAGGCGGGGTGGAAAGGGATGCCGCTGCCGGAAGGGAGGCTGATCCTCTGGATCGACTGCTATCAGGCACCGGGCAAGAAGCTGCCGGACGACGACAACATGGTGGGGCGTTGCAAGGCCTACCGCGATGGGATCGCTCAACTGCTCGGAATCGATGATGGCCGTTTCACCTCCCGCCCGCGTGTTCACGACGAACGCCGGCCGCGCGGCCAAGTAGTGATCCGAATAACAGCTGAAGAGCAGGCCTATCGAATGGGGAACCGCAATGGGTAACGTACGCGAGCTGATGGCCCGACTGGGTCCGAGCACGGTCAAATTTGACACCGGCCGCGGCGGGACGCCCGACCTTACCAACCAGGACATTGCGGCCGCGCTGGGAATGGTGCCTGCCGGGCTCGGCCGTGAGCTCCTTGAGGCATGCTGGTGGCCAGACGGCGCTGCTCTACGCCGCCACCGGCTCCGGGATGCGGTTATCGCCCTCGTGACGCCGGAGTTGCGCCGGCAACAGCGGAAGCTGGCCGACGCCCGCACGGACTTGGGCTTGGCCGAGGTCTGTATGGGCTGGGCCGGCGTCGTAACGGCAGAACAGCGGGCCGAGCGCGACCGGGCGGCACGCCGGTTGGTCCAAGTGAAGGCGCAGTGCTGGCCGATCAGCACGCTCGAGTCGCTGCCCACCCTGGCTGCGGCGGTGATCGGCGAAATCGCCAAGCGGCCGCATTGCCAAAGCTGCGAGGGCAGGGGCGAAATGATGTCGGGCGAACTGCGGGTGATCTGCAAGGTCTGCGGTGGGTCAGGGCTTGCAGCGGTGAGCGACCGCCGCCGGGCGGGCGCGATCGGTAGGGACGAGGCCGCCTACCGCCGTACCTGGAAGCCAGTGTATGAATGGTTGCTCGCCCGAATGCAGGAGGCGGAGCAGGAGGCAGCTTGGCACCTCAAAGCCGCCGTCGACGTTGCCGCATGAAGTGATAGGCTGCCGTCATCACATGGAAGGAAATGACAATGCTGCCGGAACTACAGATTGCGTTTCAGACGATCAAGCATGGGACTGAGATCGTCAAGGGCCTAGCGGCGGCCGACAAGGCCTTCGATCAGGCTGAAATTAAGCTCAAGCTTAACGATGTAACAGGTCTGCTTCTTGATGCACGAGCGGCAGTCACAGACGCGAATGACCAATTAATTGAACGGGACGCGGAGATCGGCCGCCTACGGGAGGCGCTGCGCAACAAGGATGAAGTGACCAAACAGCATGACGCGTACTACACCAAGGATGGCGAAGGTCAGCCGATGGGTGCGCCGTACTGCATGAAGTGCTTCGAAGTCGACCACAGACTTGTCCACCTTATCAGCTCGGCGCGGGCAGACATCAAGGTGGTCTGCCCTCAGTGCAAGAACCAGTTCGAGCGCCGCTTCGCCTCGACCATTCGCCCCGCTGGAGTTGAGGGCTAGCCTGCGGAGGTGACACATCCGCACTTTTGCGGGTAGATTTCCTACCATCGCGCACGACCCAACCCCGGCATCTGCCGGGGTTTTCCTTTGCCCGCTTCCCAGATCGGATCAACCCTCGCGCTTAGCCGGCAGCGGGGGCGGGCGCCCTACAGAGACGACCATGGCACGCATCACTCCCCAACAGGCTGGCGGCGTGAACGTCGTCGCGTTCCTGGACATGTTGGCGTGGTCCGAAGGCACCAGCAACAGCAAGGCGACAAAGGACCAAGGTTACGACGTGATCGTCACTGGAGCCGACCGTCTGGCCGAAACTTTCACGGACTATTCGGTGCACCCGTTCTCTAAAGGGCGGAAGTCGAAGGTCATCAACGGCAAGGGGCTGACCTCGAACGCTTCGGGCCGCTACCAGTTCATGTTGAAGGACTACGCGCACTACCGCGCGCTGCTGAAGCTGCCGGACTTCGGCCCGCTGTCGCAGGACCGCTGGGCGATCCAGCTGATCCGTGAGCGTCGCGCGCTGCCGCTGGTCCAGGCAGGGAAGATCAGCCAGGCGATTGCCGCGGTCCGCAACATCTGGGCGAGCCTGCCCGGCGCCGGTTATGGGCAGCCCGAGCATGCGCTCGACAAGCTGCTCACTGCCTACCGCAAGGCCGGCGGGGCGATCACCCCGTGACCGAGCCCGTGAGTACCTTGAAACTTGCCGTCGGCACGTTCACCGCTGCAGTAGTTGCCCCGGCAACCGCCGATGCACTGCGGGAAGCCGAACGGATCATCCTGGGCGTCCCGCAGTCCGTTCTGCTGGTGGCAATGGCCGGCGCGCTGATCGGCGTACTGCTGCTGCCGGAGAAGGATGCAGAACGCATGGCGGCTGACGCTGGCCGTCGGCGTGGCCACCGCTGGCTCCAGACTGCGGCGCGGTGGCTGGCGCTGGGTGTCGCCGTTGTCGGTTACGCCATAGTGGCTGCGTGGATTATCTCGATCGCGGGATACGTGTGGCACGACCTGGCCGGCGCCCCGCAGCTGCCGCTGGCTGGCCTGTCCGGCGTTCTGATCCGCCGCCTGCTGCCTACTTACGTCCGCTTGGTGGAGCGTGCCACCGGCGCAATCGGAAGCGAACGGCCATGACTGAACTGTTGCGATTCCTGGGCGCGCTCTGGCGTGCCATTGTCGGTGCTGCGGCCGATGCACTCGAATGGGTGCGTAAGCCCGGCAGCAAGCTCAAGGTCGTCTGCGGCGTACTTGCATTCGGGTGTCTGGTGTCAGGGCTTACGGCCTACGAGCGGGAGCAGCGCATCGAGGACCTGAACGCCCAGGTCGTCAAGGTCAAGGCTGATTGGAGGGCGTACGCCGAGCGGCTTCAGGCTGATGTGGAGGACAGGGACAGGCGCTTGGCGGAGGTTGCCGCCACGTTGCGAGCGGAAGCCGAGAAGCTGAAGTTGCTTCAGGCACAGAGTGCGGAAGCGCTGCGTGCGCTGGCCGGGAAGATCGAGGCCTCGGAGAAGGATGCCGCCTCGTGGAAGGCACGCTACGAACAGCGGCCTGATACCTGCAAGGCAGCACTGGAGCTGCTCGACTCCGCTTGTCCAGCATTGAAGGGGTACTGACATGCGAGCCGTCCTGATTATCGCGATCGCATTCCTGACCGCATGCCAGTCGGCGCCGGCGAAGATCAACGCACCGGCGCCGGTCTTCGTCGAGGTCCCGATTGCCAGGTATGTCCCGATCGATGCAGCGCTCACTAAGCGGTGCAGCTGGGTACGAGCTGGCAAACCGTCCGCCGTGTTCGAGGTGAGCAATGGGCGCAAGCGATGCCTGGAACTGTACGAGGCGCAGTTCGAGGGCATCGAGCAGGTGCAGGCAAAGCCTGTTCCCGCGCCTGTGGACTGATGCCACGTTTCACAGTGCAATGTTCCACGGGTGGACCGATATCAACAGGTTACCCACAGAAAGCTGAACGGTCGGGGTCCCTGGCGGTTATCCACCGCTACCGGGGGGGATTCGGACCCCGGTGTTTGAGCGTTTTTCGGCGCCTAGGGTGCTCCACCACAGCTCGTAGTTTTCGCCGGTTTTGCCGGGAGAAACCGCACTTTTCGACCTAGACAGGCTGTACATCGGATAGCGCATGGCTGACATCCGCGAATTCACCCAAGGCTGGTCCGTGGCCCGCCTGGCGGACGAGTTCGGCATGGACCGGCGCACCGCCAGCAAACGGCTGAAGGAAGCGGGCGTGCCACCGATCGCGAAGCGCTCGGGCAACGACGTCTACCGGCTGGCCGACGCTGCCGCTGCCTTGGTCTCAACGGGTGGGACAGCGCTCGGCGCCGATGGTGTGGTGGACCCGCGCGACCTTCCGCCGATGGAGCGCCGCGCCTTTTACCAGTCTGAAAACGAGCGACTGAAGGTGGAGTCCACGGTCGGGCAGCTGGTGCCCGCGGCCGAGGTCGAAGCCGACTACGCCGAGCTGGTGAAGAAGGTCGTGCAGTTCTTCGACACCTTGCCGGACGTGCTCGAGCGCAAAGCCGGGCTGACCCCGGAGCAGGTGGTCAAGGTCCAGGAGGAGTGCGACCGCGTCCGCCAATCGATGTACGAGGGCATCACCGATGACGACGTACGCGACAGCGCGTAACGTGCGCCTGGGCGTTGCCGAAATGATCCGGCCGCCGCGGCGGATCCGGGTCAGCGAAGGCGCACGCGTACTGCAGGTGGCCAACGCCGCCGGCGCGGCAGGTTCCTGGGATGCTGGCACCACGCCTTACATGGTGGAGCCGCTGGACACCACCGGCAGCCGGCACTACGAGGCCGTGGTGTTCGTCGGCCCGGCGCGGTCGGGCAAAACCATCTCGCTGATCGATGCGCGCTTGGCCTACCTGATCACCTGCAACCCGGCGGACGCCATGGTTGTGCAGATGTCCAAGGACGCAGCCGAGGACTACAGCAAGACACGCATCTCGCGCAGCATCGCTGCCAGCCCGGAGCTGCGGTCGCGGTTGAGCCCTAGGGCGCACGACGACAACATCCTGCTCAAGTTCTTCCGTTCCGGCATGTCGCTGCGCATGGGTTGGCCGTCGGTATCGGTGCTGTCGGGCAAGGACATCCACGACGTCTTGATGACGGACGTGGACAACTACACCGGCGACCTGGCGATCGACGAGTGCTTCGGCCTGGCCCTGAAGCGCACGCAGACCTACATGTCCGCCGGCATGGTGGTGGCCGAGTCCAGTCCGGCGACCGATTACACCGACGGCGCTTGGAAGCCCAGCCACCCACACCAAGGGCCGCCTGCTGCCGGAATCGCTGCGCTGTATGCGCGCGGCGACCGGCGGCGCTGGTATTGGCCGTGCCCGGAGTGCGGCGAGCGGTTCCAGGCAGCGCCGGGCTATGACGGCTTTGCCCTGCCGCCGATGGAGGAACTGCTGGAGAGGGTGGTTCTCGACGACGTGCAGAAGATGGCGCGGCACTACTCGCTGCTGCATTGCCCGAACTGCGGTGTCGGTTTGCAGCACCGGTGGAAGGACGGCATGAACCAAGCGGGTGTATGGGCGGCGGAAGGCCAGCTCGTCCACGCTGATGGGACCGTGACCGGTGAGCGGCCGGAGGCACGCATTGCCAGCTACTGGCTCGGAGGCGTTGCCGCGGCGTACCAGTCCTGGGAATCGCTGATCGAGCGCTACTTCCAGGCGCTGCGCACCTTTGCCACCACCGGCGAAGAGCGACCGCTGAAGACCACGCACAACGTGGACGGGGCGATCAACTACGTGCCGATGGCGGCGCGCTCGGCCAGCGACCCAAACGAAATGCAGGAGCGGGCCGAGGTCTGGCCGTCCGGCACAGTTCCTGCCGGCGTGCGCTTCCTCATCGCCACCGTCGACGTGCAGGCCAACCGCTTCGTGGTGCTGGTGCTGGGGTTTGGCATTGGCGAATCCGGGCAGCTGGAACGCTGGGTGGTGGACTCCTTTACTCTGCGCACGTCCAAGCGCGAGGACGGCTCCGGCGGCTTTCTGCCGCTGGATCCACCGAAGTACCTGGAAGACTGGGAGCGGTTGGTGGAGAAGGTCATCAGCCGGCGCTACTCGCTGGCTGACGAGACCGGGCGCAGCATGCCCATGCGTGCTGTGGGTATCGACTGGGGCGGCAAGTCCGGCACCTCGGTGCGGGCGCTGGAGTTCTGGCGCTCGCTCAAGGAGCGGCAACTGCACGCGCGGGTGCGCCTGATCAAGGGCGAGGCCCGGCGCGAGGCGGGCTTGTTCCGGGAAACGTTCCCCGACAGCAGCAAGCGACGGGACCGAAAGTCCGGATCGAAGGGCGACGTGCCGCAGCTGCTGCTTAACGTTGATCGGCTCAAGGACACGGTGGACGCCAACGTCAAGCGAGCCGAGCCGGGCCCGGGTTACTACCACTTCCCCGACTGGCTTCCGGAAGCCTTCTACGCCGAGCTCACCGCCGAATCGCGCACCGCGAACGGTTGGAGAAACCTGGCCGGCCGACGGAACGAGGCGTTCGACCTTACCGGCTACGCCGAGGGTCTGGCGCTGTGGCTGAAGGTGCCCGCCATCAACTGGTCCACGCCGCCGCTCTGGGCTGCGGCGTGGGACGACAACCCTGATGTGAGGGCAGACGACGCAGCGCCGGCACCGCCGCCGCGCACTCGCACCCGACGCGTAATCCGAAGCAAATACCTGGGACGCTGATATGGCATTCACCAAAGAGCAGGTCACGCAGCTTGAGAGCGCGATCTCGGCGGGCGTGCTGAGCGTTCGATACGCCGATCGCACTGTGACCTACCAGAGCCTGGCTGAGATGCGGAAGCTGCTTAAGCAGATGCGCTGCGAGCTCGATGCCGCCACGGGTCAGCCGCGCCGGCGCCGCATCGTCCGCCTGTACCAGTCGGGGATGGGCAATGGTTGACGTCAACGAAGGCAGTTACCGCGCCGCCGGCAACGGCCGCCGGCTGAAGATGTTCCGGCCGGTGACGTTGGGCCCGAACGCGGCGTTGCTGGGACTGCCGACGCTGCTGGCGCGCGCCAGGCATCTGGCCCGTAATGACCCGTGGATGGTCAGCGCGCTGAACAAGAGCGTCTCCAACGGCATCGCTACCGGGATTCAGGCCAAGCCCATCTGGGGCAACGATGCGCACAAAAAGCGCGTCGCCAAGCTGTGGGCGCGTTGGGGCAAGTACGCCGACGCCGACGGCGTGCTCGACTGGAGCGGGCTGCAGGCGCTGGCGTGGCGCGAATGGAAGGAGGCCGGCGA